ATTTTATGCATCTGAGTTTCACTATGCCATCCATTTACATTTGTCTTTTGAACTCCTTTATCTTCCTTAGACCACTGTATAATATTCTGTGCCATTTGATTGGTGTCTAATTTAAAATCTTCTGCATATATAATTGTGGGAAAAAATCCGTCTTTAATCATTGTCCCCTCCACCAAAAAATTAATGATTTTCTATCATTTTTAAATACTGGATTAATACCATGCTTTATAGTCTGACCATTAAAAAATGTAAGCATTCCTTTAGTAGGTTTAAATTTTCTCCCGTCGTTAGTTATAAATTCTCCCCCTAAAAAATCATCATTTAAATATAAAGAACCAGTATATACAATATGCGGTCTTAAAAAATGTGTATGTAAAACACCATAACTATTTACATGCCAATTTTGTATTTGCAATTGATCTAATTTTAAATTCATATTAAACTCTTTGTTTATAAAATTCTGTACCTTTTTCCCTATTGGATCACCAGTTAAGTCTAAAGTAGTGTGTTCAAATTCCAGCATTTTAGGTTGAGGTCCAATGTCTTTTATTTTTTTAAAATATTCATCACAATCTGTATGAGACATAAAATCTTTAAATATATAGATTTCATTATCATCGATCATCTAAAAGGTTTTCCTCCAAACCAAACAACTAAAGATTGTCTAACTCCACGTTTAACAGGATTTACTCTGTGATTTAAAAAAGATGCAAAACAAATTGCGTGTCCTTGTTTTAATTTTGCATACTTACCTGGTGCCATTACTTCTAATTCTCCCCCCTCAAACTCTGATGGATCATTTAACAATAATGTCATTGATATTTTTCTAACCGGTGGCTCGTGTTCCATGTTCACATCACAATCCATATGCCAATCATAAAACCCTCCTTCAGGGTATTCTGTAAACTGCGCATTCTCTGTTATTTGTATGTCGCCAAAACCAAAATGATTTTCATTTGCTTTTTGTATAAATTTATAAAGATCTTCATACAAGTGGCCCATTTCTTTAAACGGTATCCATGAAATTGTTGTAACTCTTTTCTTTGTATCTGTACCACCTCCAGGTTTACCCATACCCACTTGTGCTTGTTGTGGTGGCTGTCTTCTTCCACACTCTATGATCTGTCTACATTGATCGGGTGTAAATAGTGGTGTTGTAGTTTGAATTACCCAACTTTTCCATTTAGGCTCGGTTATAATTTTATTTTCGTACATTAGCTTACTCCTCTATTTCTAATCGGATCATAATCAACATCCATGTTTGCTGCAAGAGTTCTTCTCCATCCTGGTCCATTAAAAGGATACACGGTATGTCGCATGTCATACGGAAAGATATAAAAATCTCTTTCTTTAATTTCTGGTTGATAATCTATATTTGAAAACTGACCAGAAGCTGCTCCCAATATTTGTAGTCTACCATTTTGTGGTGCATTCGGTGACGAATACTCTACACCAAAACTTTGTGGTAATTTTAAAATCATAACACTAGATAAACCTGTAAACAATGTTCCTTGGTGCACGTGCACTGGATTATATTCATGTTCAAACATAGTGTTAACCCATACAGAATTTAAATGCATCTTATATTCTTTTACTTTGTTCCACTCTAAATAGTGTGTAAATTTTTGATGAAACCATTGTAATACATTTTGTGGTAAATGATTATGTCGAGTCATTTTATTATTATCAGGACCATCAAAAAACAAACTGTGTTCTTTTTCTATTTTACCTACAAGTTGTTTATTAGCAGGTTTTAATTGAGGATATTTAGTCTCATAAATATTATTGAGAATAGTATACACATCAAGAGGAACTTCATATCGGAGTACCGATTGACCTAAAAATACAAATTTAAAATCTGATGTGTCCATATTTATCCTTTATACTTTGTGGTATTTTTTCAATGTAGGGATTATATATTTTTTCTATTTTTTCTTTCTTTACTGTATGCATATTTCTTCCTACCACACTATCACTATAAGATAAACCATTAATATTAATTTGATCGAGATCACTAAATCTATGATTAACATAAGGCTCATCTAAAAATTTATACACTTTACGTATCTCTTCTTCAGGGTTTGCAACTAAATCATCATACTTTACAAAGTGACATATATCAGGATGTTTAAAAGCGTTTTGAATAGCCTTTAAATCTTTTGCAACCGCACCCTCTTTATTCATAATCTTACTCAATTTTTCTTCATCATTCTTTAAACCAAATCTATTAGGAAATGCATCAGGATTTTCTGTATACCATTTCATGTAGCTTGCTAACACATCCATTAAATCTCTAATAAGAACAATACATTTAAAGGGACGTTTATAGTGTATTTTCATTAATTCAAAGTTTCCTGGATTACCTGTGGCCATTACAGGTCCACGATCAATGATTATGCGTTGAGGCCAGTCTTTATAATATAAATCATAAACAAGATCTAATATATTGTTGAATGATTTATGGTCTGGAAAATTTTGAAACACATCTGTTTCTTTTAATAAATATAAATCTTTCATTATCTCTAATGTAATAGAATTAGCTGTACAAACTATTTCAGGATTTTGATTCATGATAGATGCAAACAAGGTATTTCCTGATCTTGGCATCCCCATTAAAAAGAAAAGTTTTTTATTTTTCTTTTGCTCCGAGATCATTTGTTAACTGTTCTTTCTTATTGTAAAGCATTTCGCCTGACTTTTTTACTCTTTCTATTGTATTTAATTGACCTAACACATTAAACACTTCTGGTTGACTTGAGCCAGATGTTATGGTGTGTGCTTTGTTTTTCATAATCTTATGATAAGAATCTAATTGGTGTCTGTTAACATCTTGAGTATCAAAAGTTCCATCATTAAATTCTTTTTTTAATATAGACCAAAGTTTAATTTCTCTCATACGATCTCTAGCAACTAATTGCATATTAGCTAAACCATATCGCTCTTCATCTAAATCTATTTCGTATTTTGTTAATTTATAGTCGTCTTGTTCTGTCTCAATTTTTTTCTCTAACCATTTAATTTTTGCTTCCTTACGTCTGCAATCGAAAGACAGACTCATTAAATTTTCTAAGAATACATTTTGTTCTCTAACACATTGCCAGTACTTTGCAGCTTTTGTTGGATACTTCATGTCTTGAAGAACAGACATTCTCATTTCTGTTTCGGTTCTAAAGACCTGTTTCTTTGTCCAAGTATCTCTAAGCTCGGCCGTCATAGCCTTAAACTCTTTGACGTCTTCTGGATCTAATAAATTATTTAAGCTTGGCGCTTCTTTTTCTATTAATGCATGTATATTACGTTTTTCTGTCATATTGCTCCTTTATACTTTCTAATATAACAGCTTTTAACTTATTGTCAATGTCTTGGTAGCTAAAGCTGGTCCCGTATATATTTCAGTTGAAGTAAGCGGTCCCGGAGAATCTCTTCCACCAGTAAAAAAAGCACTAGTAGATGGTCCACCACCTGCTGCTTGTGATCTCGCAGTAGCAAGTGTTGCCGGAGAAGTTGACCAATTAGTTCCGTCAAAAGTTTGAATTTCATTTGAATAAGACGGTGGACTAGCAGGATGTCCAGTCGCAAAAATACTACTAGCTGGTGTTCCTCTATGTACCGCGTGACTAGTTCCAATATTTAAACTGTTTAGGGTTGTCCAACTAGAGCCATCCCAATCATAAGTTCCAGTCCATCCAACGGGAGCTGATGGACCTCCAGCCGATAAAGCTGCGGTTTGACTTCCGCAAGTAGCAAAGCCGTCTGTTAATGCTGCAGTAGGAAAACTTTGTGGAATGTTTGTCCACGAAGAACCATCATAAGTTTGCATTGTAGCTACAGTGCTTGATGGACTTACGAATCCTCCAACTTGTAAAGCTGCTGTTTGAGTTCCTGCACTACCTCCAGTAAAATCTCTACCAGAGAAAGTCATATCTCCACCTGCAGTCCAGCCCGTTCCATTATATTCAAATGAACCAGCACTACTAGGTGATCCTCCACCCCATAAACCTGCTGTTTGAGTTCCAGAGCAATGCGGGTCACTTTTTTGAGCAGGACATGTGCCACCATTAGTCCAAGTTGAGCCATTATATTCTTCTGTTGCTCCTGTAAGAGAAGGTGATTCACCTCCAAAAATTAATCCTGCAGGAGTGGTACCAGCAAAACCTAATTGTGTTCTTCCGGTATTTAGATTTCCTGAACTTGCTATAGTTCCAGGTGCTAATACATATCCTTTAAGAGCACCTGCAGTAGAATTATACCATATCTGTCCCGCATCTAAATTACTAGGATCTGAGGATACTACCTCTACACGTTTTCCGTATATTTCTTCGTATGTTGCCATTTAAAAATTCCTTATGGAAGAGTTATAGTAGATGGTCTTACATTTCCTGGTCGAGCTTTTTCTTCTTCAGACTGAGCATCCCATGCTGCTTGTGCAGCTTCAACTTCAGCTGTAACAATAGCTTGAGCTTCTGCTTTTGTCTTTTCAACACCATTTCTATCAGCCATCCAACATGCGCCTCTTTCATTGCTTCCAATGACCCAGACATCACCAGGATAACCTCTTAGAAAAAAGTTTCTTCTGTCTTCAGCTGTGAAGAATCCTTTTCCAGTGTTAGTTAGCACTCCATATAAAAAGTTTGCCATAGTTTTTCCTCCTTTTTTGTTTTGTATATCATAGTTTTTAACTTTGTGTAAGTGTTCTTGCTGTTATTGTTTCTGTTCCAGCTGTATATTCTTCTGATGCAGTCGTTCCTCCAGGATTACCTCCAGCTTTTATTGCTGTTGTAGAAGTTCCTATAGCTCCAACTTCATCATTGGCAGTTGCAGTATTTGCATCAACAGCCCAAGCTGTTCCATTATATAAAGCTGTTACAGTAGTTGCCGCTGGTGAATTAACTCTTCCATTTATCGCCATACCAGCATCTCCACTAGGAGATGCAGGAGAATTTGAAATAAATGTTGGAGCAACAAAGTTTCCACCTGATGTCCAACTTGATCCATTATATTCTTCTGTTGAATTGAAAACTGGTCCTGGCGTACTCTTTCCCCCATAAACAGTCATAGACGTTTGAGTTCCGAATCCACCATGATATCTTCTAGCGGTGCTTAAACTTCCACCTGCTGTCCAGGAACCACTGGCATATTCTAAAGTAGTAGCAATACTAGGAGTAGGACTACCCGGAGTAGCTCCTCCTGCTAAAATTGCAGTCGGTGCTGTACCTGCTCCACACCCTATCCATGTAGCTGTGGGTAAAGCCGTTCCACTTGTCCATGAAGATCCATCGTAAGTATTTCCTGCAC